AGTTCTGGATGATCTTCGTGCTTACAAGCAACCCAACCCTCCCTAAACATGCGTGAAACATGAGTATTGTCTGGTTGACCTAACGTACTTGTCCGTATCCACCTAAACGTCCATCCCTCTTGAGGGGTTGGGTCAGGTAAGATGGATGCAGGAACCCAAGTATCATCGGGCCTTGCTTTCTCACTACGCGATTGTTTCTCTCTTGATGTGCGCTCTTCAGTCATCTCAGGCTCTCCTTTTGAAGCTGTCTGGCATACTGTTCTGGGGTAACTCCAATTCTCTTGGCGAGAGAGATTTGAGTGGACGATAACTTCACTTTGCGCGGTTTTGCTCCGTTATTCCTACCAGACGAAGCCACTACCGTGGAGCGGTTGGAGGCAGTCGAAGTTGCGTTACGCCCATCTGTATCGCTTGTACCCTGCCATCCAAACTTAGGATACGCCTCTCTCATCCCTGAGTCAATAAACTCAAAGTATTCCGGCGTATTAGGTTTAATCGCGTTGTCAACAATTGCTTCTTCATGCAAACCGTAGGCGGTAGCAGTCATTCGCTTGTTGTCTGGCGACATAAACCAAGTGTTCTTATCAGCCCAGTCCTTCGCCTCTGGATCAACTGGCGGGGGCTGTTGCGACTGTTGTTGTTGCGGTTGCTGTTGAGGAGCAGGCTGATAATTCTGCTGTTGCCTAGCAGGCTGTTGAGCGGCAAGGTTTCTTTCGTACTTTGTAGCCTCTGCCATCTCAGCTTGAGCTTTATACAACGCCTCTTGAGAATCGACAACATTATCAGTGTCGCCCTCCTCATAAGCTTTTTTGTATGTGTTCTTTGCCTGCTGTAAAGCAAGCTCCGCTCTGCCTTTAATTTGCTGAACTAACGCGGCCTCACCTCGCGTAATAATACTCTCATACTCTTTGTTCTTATTACTAAGAGTTTGAGCAACGCGAACTGCTTCCTCCTGCATCTTAACGGCGGCTTCTTTTTGCCTGCGCTCTTCATTCTGCTCATAACGAAGTTTGTTAATTCGCTTTTGAACTTTCTCGCTATACCCCGAAAGCTCGTCATCGTCAGATTCGCTAGAAGAGGCTTCAGACTTTGACGGTCTGCGATCCTCTTCGGGCCTATCGTCAACAACTTCAATTTCAATGTCGGAGTCACTGGGATCAGGATCAGGGACACCACTTGCGATCTTTGTTTTTACACCAAAGAATCGATCTTCGTTGCTTGTTTCGGTTGTTTCTTCTGAGTCGCTCATACTTTACCTACTCCTCTAGGGTCTTCAACAACAGCCTCTACGGTGTCATCGTTGATTAATCGGAACTCTCGACCATGTACGGTAAATCGAGTGCCAGAATAAGAGCGCATTAAAATCCAGTCTCCCTTCTTGCAATAAGCTCCAGAAGGAAATCGTTGTGGATCGGCGTAGGCATCAGGGCCAATTTCTATGACCATACCTGTTATTGATCCGGTAGTTTCTTCTTGCAACGACTTGGCTGATTTAATAATACCGCCTTCCGTCTTCTCTTCTGGCTCAGGTAAAGCTATCAATAATTTATAGCCCAAAGGCTTAGGCAATTGACTCGCCTTGCGAGAACTCTCATCCTCGTCCTTCTTCTTTGTTATCTTTGATACACTCATCAGAGATACCTTCTGCACTGGAAAAAAGCGTCCAGAGTCGCTGTGCGCCACCAAATGTGGCGAATTAGTCGCTTTCAAGCCTCTGTTTAAGGTCTAAAAGTTCTCTTTCTGCAAGGGCTAAACCCTCGATAACTCCGCAACATTTCATGTAATCGGAGTATTCTTTACAAGCACCGCCGGAAAGATGGTCGCTCATATCGTTCATTTGCGATCTGAGTCGCTCGCGAAGAAACTCAAACGAGTTATTACTAGCGTTCGCCATCAAATATACTCTCTGCGATCTCTTTGCCTATTCGGATGCCTTCAATCTGATCGCTTGATGTGATCTTTCGGCTTTGCAGTTGCTCACGGGCGTTATCTTCTGCAATCTTAACAGCAAGCTCTGCTTTCTTGATCTCTGCATCTTGATCAAGTTTCTGAAGATCGTAGTCTGCCTTGCTTCTTGCTTTCGCCATATCAAGCTGGAGCCTTGCCTGATCCATCTGAGCTTTGGCTTGAGCCGACTGCTCTTTAATCTGCAACTCTTTCTGTTGCATCTGAACGATTGGATCTTTCTGTTGCTCCTCATTTTTCTTCTGCTGGGCTTCTTGCTGATTCTTACCCTTCAACTGCTCTGCCGCAGGCCCGACAAGTCTAGATATTCTTAGCTCAACACTTTCTGGAAGGTCTTCGCCTTCTGCTGGCAACTCAACACCAAGCTCCTTTTCAACCTGTTGACGATAAGCAAACGCCAAATGTTCTTGTATGTGCGCCGCCATAGCCGCTTGCATAGCTTTTGCCATTGGGCTTTTGCCTGCAATCTCCTGAATCTTAGGATCTTCAATGAACGCCATGTGCGCTTGGATATGCGCCTCATGGTCTTGATACAGGAACGCTTTAACAGGCTTGTTGTTTATAATGTTCATGTTTTCGCTAACAGGATTGGTTGGCTTGATGTCATCATCCAGAGGAACAATCTTATCTGCATCCCTGATATTGAGAACGTCAAGCATCTGACGGTGCAATAACGGCAGGTCATACATGTCTGGGTTCTGCTGAGACAACTGCAATGCCGCCTGATACTGCATTATTCTTTGCGCCATAGTCCCTGAGTTGGGATCACTGACGGGAATAACGTCAACACGCCCATCAAAGTCATCTCTCACCAACATATTAGCTTCAGTCTGATAGGGATAGTCAGAAGGGCCAAAGTCATAGACAATCTTGGACAAAATACGCAATTCTTTACGCATTGAGGCGTGTAATCGCGCTTGAACCGCGCTCATTACCTTCATTGACCGCTCTAGTATGGCTAGAGTCGTTCCAACTGGGGCTTCTGAGTTCATATCAGCCGCTTTTACGTCTGCGGCAGAGGCAAATCGTCTGCCTTCCTCTACAATATCGCCCATAAGCTGATAAAGAACATTGCTTGGCTCTTTGTAAGGCAAAAAGCTAATATTTTCGCGTATCGAGCCGCCGGGAACGTCCACATCACGGAACTCTCCGGGCATAATCGGGGTATCGTCACCCTTTATTCTTAAGCCTCTAGATTTTAAGCCGCCGGGAAGGTTTGCAAGAGTTCCTGCATCGACAAGCTGGCGTAAAAGTGATGTCGCGCTTTTAGCAAGACCGCCAATCATGTGAATTAAACCAAATCCGTAGAAGCCAAGTCCGGGCATATAGGTGTAATGCACGAAATGCTCGCGCTTCATCATTTTTTCATCGTCTTCGTAGTAGTTTCTACGAATTGCTAACACCTTTCGTGAGCTTAGATCGATACTTACAACATACGGAAGCTGTATTCCTGTTTCTTCACCATCCTGAATGTCCTCAAATCCCACAAGATCAAGCTCAACCTGCATCTCAAGGATAGTATGACGAGAATCACTGTCGTAGGTTGATGAGTTGCCTGTCAGTTCTTGGTATTTGTTCTCAATCTCGTCAACATCTTCACTTGCAGTGCCTAGATCAACGTCTGCATAGAAGCCTGAGACCTGCAACTTGCGTACTTCGTTGCTTGTTCGCTTCATTATGTGCGTTGCTCTCTCACAAGTAGAGAGGTCAGACGCTCCATAGCTAACAACAAAGTCTTCAGCAGGAACGAACATACTACACGGGCGACCCATACTTGGGTCAAAGTACACCTTCCTGAAAGCAGAACCCGCCAGTGGAAGTGAAAAGAGCAACCGCTCTGTTTCAGACCTATACTCTGTCATCTTTTCAGTGACAAGGTAGTTTAAATAATCTTGAACCCTGTGAGACTGCTTCTCTTTAACCTCATCGATAACGCCAACAACCGTGGTCTTGACGGGGCCAGTGGCAGGGAAGAGTTCTTGTATAGATTGCGACTGAAACTTAATAACAGCCTCTGTCAGAAGCGGATGAAAAACGCCACATGCGCCATCCCAAGGAGTTGTTCTGTCCTCATGCTTCAAGCCAAGCAGGTCTAGACCCTCTATGTAGGTTCTTTCCCAGTCTGCTCGACTCTCTTTGTCTGACTTAAACAGACCGACAAGCTCGCTAGACATCAAAGCGAGGTCTTTGTCTTCTATAAACTCCGCTAAGTTAGCGTCAAACGGAATGTTACCCATTTCGTCTTCATTGGCATCAAAGTCAAATATCATGCCGCCATCTGGAGTCTCTATAGACATGGCCTCTGGGTTTACGATCTCGATCTCAATCGCCTCTTCGTCCATCTGTGGGCCGAAGCGGTTGGGTGGTGCTAATCGTTTTTCCATTGCCATTAGGTAGCCCTAGCCGTTCTTGCCAAACTTTTGCTTTCGGGCCGCGCCACAGCCCCGCGAGGTCATGGTTATTCCACCATCTGCGTAATGCATTACCTTCTTGCCTTTCGCATAGCCGCTAATCTTGTTCATGCCGTCTTC